GAGAGCCAAATATGGAGGGGGATTTGTTTATCTTTGTTAATGGCGTAAAGATATATACACAAGAGCTAGACTCTATGGCTGAAACATCCATAAGCTTCATAGTGCCACCAAAAGCAACATATAGAGCCGAAGCATACTATGGCAATGGTGGAAGTTCTAGGCGAAGTCTTAGCGACATTTTTAATTCAAGATATAAACTATGGGCAGAACTAAGATAAGGAGAGATGATGAAATACTACAAAGATAAAAATAGTGAAATTTACGCATATGAAGAGAATGTAAGTAAAGAGTTTTTAACTCAAAAAATAAAAGAGCTAGGGCTAACTCCGCTCACTAAAAAAGAGCTAGAAGAACTAAATAAGCCTAAAGAAACGACCCTCGAATATCTACGCTTGGCTAAGCTAAACGAACTGGGAAACTGGGCTAGCCTGATGGCGGAGAAATCTCGAATAGACTTAAAGGGCTTCGGAGTAATAGATGGAGGTTATAAATACCTGCTAAACGTTAGGGCTATGAAAAACAACTTCGAAGCTTTACCACAAAAGCTATTTAGGATGTTTGACAATAGCTTTAAGGAAGTAAGCCTAAAAGACCTAGAAAAAATAGAAAAAGCCGTAGAGCTAGGCGGCATAACGCTTCACTCTTTAAAATGGAAATACGAAACGGCTATAAGCAAAGCTAAAAGCAAAGAGGAGCTAGAAGCTATAAGCTTTAGCCAAACTATAGAAATAGACCTAGATAAAGAGGTAAATGACAAATGAACGAGAACCTAAAACCGCAGTCCGCAAATCCAGACAAGTTTTTAGAGACTGGTGGGCAAAGCCTGTCATCACAGATAAAAAGAGTAATACTAAAGCCTTATTCAAAAGATAGATTCGAGCTAGTAGAGCCTTATAGCGTAACTATGCCGATCTTTAAAAGCGGATCGGCAGAAGAAATAACGGTAGAAGTCCCGAAAGGATATAAGACAAATGGGGCTAACGTGCCGCGTATCTTTTGGAGCATCTTTCCGCCTAATTCTCCCGAATACCTTAGTGCGGTAGTAGCCCACGACTATTTATGCGAGCTGAAGCTTTACGATTTAGCCGACGAAGTGCTAAAGCATATAATGGCTAAGTTAGGCGTAGCTAAATATAAAATTTACTGTTTTTATTGCGCTTGCAGGGTTTGGCATTTAATTAAATATGGAAAATAAAAATAAGGAGTAAAAAATGAGATTTTTAACAAAAGGAGGAAAACTATGAGTGCTAAGTTCGGAGTAAATGTAACCGTCTCAGCTGAGGCAGCTAGACCAATAGCAGTAGAAAGTACTACGCCTATTGGTATAGCAGGGTATGAAGAGGTGTTAGAAAATGGCCTACATTTTTATATGACAACAGCAAAGGCACTTGAAGCTCTTGAAGCAAAATACAAAGCTAAAAAGGATGCGAGCCAAGCTTTTAAAAAAGGCTCGATTTATAGGGCATTAAAGGGCATCGAAGATCAGGCGGTTAATACGCAGATTATTTTAAGCGTATTCACCAAAGACGACGATGAGGACACAAACGATGAGATCACAGAGTGCAAAAGTGCCGTTACAGAGCTTGCTAAAGCTAAATCTCGCTTCGGATATAACCCTAATCTAATCGTAGCGCCCGAATATAGCCACGAAGATGCGATTAAGGGCGAGATAGAAAAGATGGCAACCAGACTAAAAGCAACCGGCATCGTAGATCTAAAGGCCCAGGATGCGGCTGCGGCGATAGTAAAGATGGGAGACTTCGGCACTAGAAGGCTCGTTGCGGCGTATCCTAACGTCAAGGTTTGGGATGATGAAACGAACGCTTATGTCTATGAGGGGCAAAGTGCAAGAATAGCCGGCATGATAGCCCACACAGATGGTGCAAGCGAGTTTGGATACTCAGATAGCTATTCAAATAGGGTTATGATAGGAGTCTCGGGCACGGAAATAGATGTAGATTTTGAGTTAGGTGAGACGTGCACGGCCGATGAGCTAAGGGCAGCAAAAATTTCTACCATCATTAGAGAGAGTGGCTTTAGGGCTTGGGGCGGAGAGACTAGCGATCAAGATACTATATGGAAGGACCTTGCAAGAGTAAGGGTATTTGACCGTATTTCGCAGGCTTGCCAAAAAGGCGTACTGTTTGCGATAGACAAAAAAGCAGATCAACTCTATCACGCCAAAAGAAGCGTTAGCGAGCTGCTTAGAGGGCTTGTAGGAGCAAAGGTATTGCTCGGATACGAGCTGTCTTGGAGCGAGAAAAATACGCTAGCAAATATCACGGACGGCAAATTTTACCTAGACGTCCGCATGCAAAATAATCCCGTCGTAAAACAGCTAACGCTTGATTTTATCTACGTCGATAAATACGGCGAAACACTTATGAACGATTTAAACAAATAAATTCAAAGAAAAGGAGAAGTAGTAAAAGTAGGCGACCGAACATAAACGGCAATCGCGAAGTATTGCGCAGCATGGCGAGGCAGTCTTAAAATTTTAAGCGGAGCATACATATAGTATGTGAGCATTAAAAATTTTAAGATTAACGAAGCTAGGCGAAGCAAGACGAGCAGGCTTACTTTACGAAAAAAAGTTATGGAAAAAAGACAGATACCTCAGGTTATTCAGGAAGCAAGCGTTTTTATCAACGGTCAAGGATATTTAGGCGTCGTTAAATCTCTAACTATCCCAAAGATAGAACAAGAGACGATCGAAGCCAAAGGCGCGCTCGGCGGCAATTTCGCAAGCGGAACCATAAAGCCGGTAGAAATGGAGTTTAAGCTAAGCGTACTCGATAAAAATACCTATTTGGGATACGGGCTCAACACTTGGAATAATAGAATCCCTTTTTTATTCAAGGCTAGCATCTTTCAATCCGGCAAAGGCGCTCCCGAGCCTTTTTCTATGGCCGTGACGGGCGATATTACCGAGATAGACCCGGGAAGCTTTGAAAGCGGAAAAGAGATGGAAGTTAGCGTCAAGCTAGCCGTTCATTTTTTAGATATAAATATAGGCAAAGTCCCGGTAGCGTTACTAGACGTCGAAAACATGATATGCCTTATAGGCGGGGTAGATTATTTATCTCAAGTGCGTTCAAATTTAGGCGAATAATAAATATTTTCTATCGGCGACGAGAGCTGCGCCGATAGATTAAACGGCTTTAAAAGGCCCTTAAATTTTAAGTCAAAGGAATAAAAATGAGCAAGAAAAACGAAATCATCGAGCAAGACGGCATCAAATACACCGTCGTTACGTTATCAGACGGCAACGAAGTTAAAATCAGGCATCCAAAAGGCAAAGATCTTCGCTTTGCTATGAGCGCAGGCAGAAGCAACGAGGCTGATTTGACTTTTAGGCTAGCTAGCAACCTTACTTGTATGAGCGAAGCGGAGCTTGAGGAGCTAGAAGCCAAAGACTGCTCGCTTATTCTTAGCGCGGTAGCGGGTTTTTTAGCGTAGGCCACACTCGCGAGGGCGTGGCGATAATAGGACACGCGCTTCATTTTTCGTTTGATGAAATTATGGAGTTTTACGTAGACGAATACGAGGATTTTTTAAAAATAGCGATGGAGTTTTTAAAGGCAAAGAGCGCTTATTAGCTTCTTATGCCGTCTATCGCGCCGCCGGCTAGAGCGCAAGCGATCATGACGCCGAAAGGATTTATATCGAAAAACGCCCACAAAGAGGCTCCGACGATAATCCCTAGGTTTACGCCTAGTTCTACGAAGTCTGTTTTTTGAGAGCCGATGTTTGTCTTCATGTTTTTATTGTAGCTCGCGAAAATTTAAAAGTCAAGAAAAAGGGCAAAAAATGGATAGTACTCAAATAGGTATTTTTATCGGCCTTAAAACGGCGGGGTTTAGCGCGCTTAGCGGCAATGTCTCAAAACTCAATGCCTTATCTTCAAGCCTTGAAAAAGCAGGCAGAAACGTTACCGAACTAAACGAAAAAATATCTAAAATAAAAGATTTGAAGCTTGGTATCGACTCTAATATCTCAAAAATCGGCGGCGAGCTTAGTAATTGGCAGTCAAGGCTAGCCGGCGCGGCTGGCTTCGCGTTACCAGTAAAACTTGCCATTGACGACGAGGCCGCTTTTGCGAACGTCAAAAAATACGTAGACGATAGCGAAGAGAACCTACTAAAACTCAAGCACGAGATGAAGACGCTATCAAACGAGCTGGGAGAAAGTTTTTCAAATTTATCAAGTATCGCCGCGGGCGGAGGAAAAATTAATTTAGCAGGCGAAGAGCTAGTGAAATATACGCGCTTGCTAGCTACCGGTTCTACGGCGTTTGAGATGAGTGCCGACGAAGTGGCTACGGCCGCAAACAATATGAAAGTGGGTTTTAAGCTAGATAAGGTAGACGGTCTAAAAGAGTTTTTCGACGTCGTAAATTTGCTTGACAACAAAGTTACCAACGCCGGAGCGGCCGATATACTTACCGCCACCTCTCTAACGGCGGGTAACGCAAATCTGCTAGGCCTAAACGAAAAAGCCGCCAGTGCGATCGCGGCAAGCATGCTAAGTACCGGCAAGGCCCCGTCGGTCGTAGGTACGTCGCTAAATTCTCTTTATACCAGACTGGCCAACGTGGATCATCAGGGCAAGAAATTTCACGAAGCGCTAGCTACCATAGGTCTCGACGCGGGGTATTTAAAAACGGCTATCGGTAAAGACGCCGCGGGAGCCGTGACGCTATTTTTAGATCGTATCGCCGCCGCGCCTAAAGAGCTTCAGGCGGGACTGCTTTATGACTTGATGGGCGGAAATTTTAGCGACGAAATCGCGGGTTTGATTACGAATATGGATGCCTTTAAAACCAATATGAAGATGGCTTTTTCGGACGAAGCCGCGGGAAGTATGCAAAAAGAGCTACAAGTCAAGCTAAACACTACCAAATCGAGCCTCGAAAGACTAGCGCAAGCCTGGAGAAATATAGGCTCATCTATAGGCGAAGCGTTTTTACCGACGCTAAAACTTCTAACCTCGGCGTTAAATTCTATCGCGAGCGGCATGTCTTGGTTTATAAAAGAACACCCTGAAATATCTAAATTCGTATTCGGTCTAGCGGGCGGCCTTTTGGCTTTCGTGACCTTGGCTCCGGCCGTTAAAATTCTAGCTTGGAGTTTAGGTATAGTTTGGCAACAAGCCAAGATACTGGGCACGGCGTTTAGCCTCCTAAAAGAGGTATTTAAGCTCAAATATCTAAATACTTTAAAGCTAAACGCTGCGTATTTGATCACAGCTACTCGTATGAAAGCAGCAGCAGCCGCTACATGGATAGCAAACGCCGCGGGTAAAGCATGGGCGGCGACTATGGCGGCGGTAAGAGGCGCGTCTCTCGCG